AGACCGCGCGCAGGAATGAGGTTGACATTCTCATTATGGTGAATGGCGATGATGGTTATGCTATGGTTAGGACGAAGTTCGGCTGGGTCATCCTGTACATCGATTGCAACCGATGGGATGCCACCTTCGGCAGACGTGCTGTCAATTTTGAGATGGAGTGCTACGTGTTCGCTTACTGCCCGCGATCAGTTTTGCACCATTTAGAGACACAACGGTGTACTAGTGGGCGCACTGCGGGCGGTATCGAATATGCGGTTCCATATACACGACAGAGCGGGGTGTCGAACACGTCCGTTGGGAACTCGCAAAGGAATGGGCAACAGACCCTCTTTGCAATCTTGTGGTCCGGAATTATATCGGAAGGAACCGTGGCCATGGGGCGCGTTGCAGACGCGCTGCGTGGCCTCGGTTTCAGCCCGGAAGTGGGTTATGGTCACCACCCTACTGATGGTGATTTTTGCTCTGCCCTCTTTTGGCCGGTCGAAGGATCCTACGTGTTGGGCCCGAAAATTGGTCGCACCTTGACGAAATTGTTTTGGTGCACCAATCAGGGCCTCGAACCCAGGCATTGGGCTCGAGGAGTAGCGTTGGGCTTGTTGAATGACGTTGCGCATGTGCCTATATTGCGCGCGTTAGTCCATCGAGTGTTGTATCTTACTCGCGCCATATCGGCTCGGCCGATCCGCGATGATCATAAGATGCACTCGAGTCAGGCCTACAGCGTCTGTCCGGACACGTGGGTGTTCATGCATCGGCGGTACGGTTTGTCACAATCGACTGTACTGGAAGTGGAGGCCGTCATACACACACTGCCTCTGGTGTGTCAATGGTGGCATCCCGCGTTGACAGCAATCCTAGACGTGGATGTCGGGATTGACATGGCCTCCATGTTGAGTCCGGGGAGTCTGATCAAGACACTCGACGTGGTAGGGACCGTGGTGTTGACGCCCATCCTTGAGGAGTGCACGAAGCACTACGTCGGCTGGCCAGCTATGATTGGCATAGCCGCTCTCGAGTTGGTGGACGCGATAGACGAG